ACCTCATAGTGTTTGAACCAAGCCGCTTGTGGGATGGAAGCGTTTCGGTGTTGAATACCGATACCTACCGCATCTACGTTAGCACCTAGGTAACTGTTTGTACTATTAGCAGCGTGGAAGTTCTCACCGTCAAAGGAGTATCTGCCTTCGATAGTACCTGCGCTATGGTCATAAAATACTTGTAGCCAGATTTCTCCAGATGCCAATCCGCGTCCGTTAGTACCGCTTGAAAAGGTAGTCTGGTCTGACCACTGGGCGTACTCTAGATATCCCGCGTTATTAACGCCAAGCGGGCCAAAGTGTACGTACTTCCCTGCGGAATCTCGGATGAGGATGCCAGCACCACTATAGTTAGGGACCACGCCTGTAGCAACCTTAGCAGTTACAGTGAAATCAGCACCACCAGCAGAGTTCAGGAGACCTCGCAATAGGCTTCCATCGGCAGCACTTTCCATATACAAAGCGTATGTTCCATCTGTAGATGATGCAACACCACTATTTAGATCAATGGAGAAGTCTGCGATAAGAGGTTTAGTTCTGGCTTCCTGATCTTCCGACCCAACCTGAGAAGGTGCGGACACTGTCATGGTACCTGTAAGTGTTCCTGACGCTACTAGTAGTCGTACACCTTCTACCGCTCCGGTGTTGGTTGTCCGTAGCCGACCACCGGAATGTGTGGAAGCAATGGCGTTTGTGGTGTAGTCCAACGCGTAGTTGATAATAGAACTGTACGAAGGAGTTTCACCATTCTTAAGACCGGTCATCCAGATTTTACCGTTTAGAAATTCACCGGAGTCATTCAAGTCCCAGTTACTATCATCTGGATGTAGTTCCCAGTTAGCACCGTTTGCAACAGCTCCTACTGCTGAGAACCCGGTACTTACGCGACCATCAGCAGCACCATCGTAACCCGCTGTTACCCACGACCCATTAACTTTTACTTGTAGTCCAAGAACCTGAGCATTGGCATCAACAGCGATTTCCTTGAGGTCAATCTCAATTCTATCGTAGTCTAGGCTCGCCTCGTAGGTAATGAAGGTCGTAGAGGCTGTACCAGTACCAAGAACGCCCATAGTGGTAGCAGAACCTGCTCCACTTACACCACCAGAAACGATACTCTTCTTCGCACCAATTACATACACTGTTCCCTGATCTAGGTTGTTCCCGTTATCATCTAGAATGCGAAGTCCATTTCTAACAGCGTCAGTGTATTGGGTGATAGAATAGAATCTGTTTCTATCTTCCGGACAATCAGCCTCTATGACAGTCGGAATGGCGAGGGTAAGACCTCTGATAATCGCAGAGCCTTCAACAGGGTCTACGGCTGAGTCAGGCCCTAGAATAGCATTATCCCCGGATAGACCCCCGGAGTTGGCACCGTTGTAGAAGCCAACGTAGTCTGATACACCAGTATCAGGTGTTCCGTCTAGAAGAGTCTGTAGCCTCAAATCAACATTAGCTGAGGCCACTCCGACATTCTTAAAAATCAGAGTTATTTCTGCATAATCATCTAGATTAAGAATGTCGTAGAATGATGACCCCAACGAAGTTAAATCGACTGTTTCAATCAGATCATAAATATTCGAGGAGACTCCACCGCTACCACCTCCGGAGATATCGATATCTACCTGACCACTACCAGCGTCTGTAACTGTAACACCGGTACCAGTAAAGTTTAGGGTGGACGCAGCAGCTACTACTGATACGCCGTCATCTTCGACAGCAACATCACCTCCACCACCAGCACTCTGATCGACCCAGCTTAGCGCACCGGCACCATCAGTCTTTAGTACTTGGTCAGCGGTGCCATCTGCTTGCGGCCATGAGAGTCCGTCCAGTACGATACTTCCGGTTCCATCTGGAGTAATAGTAATATCACCATTCGATACTGAGACAATGGAGTTCCCGTTAACATCTAGGTTACCTCCTAGTTGCGGGGTAGTATCTAAAACTACATCAGAAATACCACCAGTATTATCTGTCCAGCTAAGGACACCAGCACCGTCAGTCTTTAGTACTTGATCAGTGGTGCCATCTACTTGCGGCCATGAGAGTCCATCTAGGACGATGGAGCCGGTAGTATCCGGTGAGATGGCGATATCACCAGCGGATACTGATACGATAGAGTTACCGTTAACATCTAGATTGCCGCCTAGTTGTGGTGTGGTGTCGTCAACGACATCAGATACTACATCGATCCAGTTAGTGTTATAGTCTGTACCATCGATCTTGGCAAGGACTTGTCCTGCTGTGCCGCCTACGGCTACACCTGCGCCATCGGCACCATCAGCACCATCAGCGCCGTCAGCGCCGTCTGCACCAGTAGGCCCTTGAGGTCCAATCAGAGAGGTTCCAGACCCCCATGCACCAGCGGTCTTCGGGCCGTAGATGTCCCAAGCTGATGTATCAATGTAGAACTCTCCGTCCACCCCGTCGCCAACATCGCTAGGTACGCCAGAGCCGTTAAGAACAGAAAGGCCATCATCGGGGCGAGCGCCCCAAGCAGTGTTGTAGTCTGTGCCATCTACTTTCACCAAGATTTCATTGGCCGCACCACCAGTGGGAATGCCGGTTCCGGTTACGCCTGTCAGTCCGCGTTCACCCTGTGGGCCACGTGGGCCGGGGAGACCTTCACCAAATGGTAGGGATAGGTCTACCCATTGTGTGGAATCACCATCGTTCCACTTACCGTACCAACGACCATCTTCGGTGTTGATCCAGAGTACATACTGACTTGATGTTGGTGGGTTGATACCGATCCATAGGATGGATGCATCAAGAACTTGTGCAACGAAGCCAGAGATACCGTCTCCGTTGAATCGACCACCCGGAGTACGACCACGATCAGTCGTTGCACCGGCAAACTGGCCACCGGGGGCCGGTACGTCTACTTCAGCCATTGTCTACCTCTTATAGGATTCCGCCACCAGAGTAGCTTGTGGTAACAATACCACCGCTAACTCGGGATCGTTTGTCTTCGTCATTGAGTTCCGCGATCTGAGTGCGGAATAGTTGGTCGTATGTGGAAGCTCGTGCTTCGTCTTGTAGATAGATGAACGCTTCTCTGAGCGTACCATACAGGACCATCGATTGGTTCTCGTCTCTAAGCCAGTTAGGCGCGAGCATGCCGACGTAATAGCCGACCGGGATTGCACCAGACCCATCGATATAAGTAATATTCCCAGTAATGAGAGGATCAGCAGTGGTTGCATCTTCGGATACCGTTGAGTCTGCCTCTGCCGCTAGCAGGGCTGCTTCGCAATCGTTAGCTGTAGCTCCGGAATACAAAAGACCTAACGCATAGTTATCTTCGTTTACTGCATACCGTGCATAGATTGATGGGAGACGACGATAATAGAAAACCTCGTATACGTCACCGACCTTACCCTTAGGGTAGATTACGAAATTGTTTCCTTCACGAGTGTAGTGAAAATCATTCCAGCTTTTGAAACGATCATCATAGAATGATCGCATATCAGATCGGGAGTTGTACACTCTGTCTACTTCACCGTCAGAGTCAAGTCGTCGTAGCTGGATAAATGAAGCTGCGTCACCCGGCACGGCTAGCTTATCGGTTTCAACTGTAAGGGCATCATATGTTGATACGAATTCTAGAGGTGCCGCTCTCAAGTCTTTATAGATATTATCACAAGCCATATCAGCAAACGTACGAATCAGGTCATTAGGTAGGACCGTAGAGTCGCGGTTAGTGTACTTGTGGATATTATCTACGAACTTAGTGTAGTTCATGATATACCTCTTACTTTAGAGAAAAGTATTTTGTTTTACCCGGATCACGTACCATTAGCTCCGGATGATTCTTTTGAATCCACATCCGAAACTTGGCCATCTCCCATTGGTCCCTTGAGACCTCTGCGTCCATGATATCGATACCGTACTTATTGTGATAATCGATAATGGTAGCGATTGGAACGGTGGCAAACTTACGCGTACCGGCTTCCGGTTTGATTAGTCCGTCATTACGAGCATCACGCTCTAATTTGGCATCATCAAGAATGTCCTGAATGTCTTGTTCGATGTAGAATGAGTCCTTAGTTTCCCAACCTTTAGTGGTTTTATCATCAACATGCTCTACTTCTTTCATCGAGTCTTCGATAGCAACTTCTCGAATTGCTTGCATCAGAATCTCTTGAATCTGTTCGTCATAGGTTTGTTCTTTAGTGATCATAACATGTCCTCTAGAATAGAAATGGGGAGAGACAACGAAGCCTCTCCCCGAAGTGCTAATTAAGCACCGACGCCTACGATGAGGCCGAACCCTTTGGGGTTCTTACACTCAAGGGTGCACTCTTCGATGAGCATACCGATGGTCGAGTCGCCGCGTGGGCCAACGTCGACTTCCTGCATTGGGCGCAGGGTAGCCATTGCGAACCACATTGGGTCGTAGCAGATGGCGGTGTAGTCACCGGGAGTGTCACCAGCGGAGAGTGGGCCAGCACCATCAGTGCCAGTTAGACCCATGATCCAGTTGGGGACAATCCAGACTTCGCCGAAGTCCGACTGGTATAGGTCAACCGACTGACGGAGCTTACCGCTTTCACCGATGTCACGACGGACATTCGAGTTGGCAAGCTGAGCAGCAGCCGAAATCTTCCGGCGGTTCAGAGGGGAGACCATGACGCGGGTGGACTTACCACCTTCTTCATAGACTTTCTGCTGAACTTCGTCGATGTCAGCGAGGTCGATAGCGACTTCAGTCTGAGCAACGACAGTACCTCCGAAGGTACCATTACCGTCGAAGACACCGTTGTATGCGGAGCCACCATCGGAGGCAAAAGAGCCGCCAACAGCGTCCCAAACTAGGGCGTCAACTGCGTAGGACTGAACACCACCCATGGTACGGGGATCGGTGCCACCCTTCTCCTGCCACGATTGTACGCAGGTGAACTCTTGGTCACGACGGATTTCGGTACCGATCTTCTTGATCTGGTACTTGAATTCGTCCTTTACGCCAGCCTGATCGACGTGCTGCTTGGTGTTGGAAACCGAGAGCGAGTCACCGAAGATCTGGGTGTAGTTACCAAGACGAGACCGGAATTGGGTCGACTCGGTGATGTCGTCGAAGTCTACGCCTTCAGCCCGTACGTTGGTAGCGGGAGCGCGTAGTTCGTCGGTCTGCCATTCGTGTAGAACAGCTTTTGCTTTGGTTTTGCCGATGCTCGACAGGAATGGAGTATCCTCACGAGAGATCATCGAAATTAGGTTGGTTAGGTCTTCCCGTTCGGAAACACCAGCACCGGTACCGAGGGCCTGCTTAGGACCGCCAGTCTTATATGCACCAGTAGCCATTGTAAATACCTCTTAGCTTGGTTTTATTGTTATCCGAAGTACTTACCAACGAGATCATCAAGCGAAGCTTCGAAATCTTCTTCCGTCGCGTCACCACTTTTGATGCGCTTTGACGTTTCCTTTCGCTTCATTGAGACTTTCTCGGATGTTGGTTTTGCCTTCTTGGTCGAAGTAGGCTTTCGCTTAGGCGCAGCCTTTCGCTTAGCACTACCCTTTGACACTTTCTGAGAGAGTTCCATAAACTCATTGAGCGCGCCGATAATACGGGCGTCTGCCAGAGTCGATAGGACTTCCTCAGGGATGCCTTTTGAGATTGCGAATTCACGGAGTGCAGTGGCCTTCTCTTCGTTGAAATCGGGAACATAGTCCTCGATTTCTTCTTGGAACTTCTGGACTTGAGCGGCAAACCGTTCTTCGGCCTGCTTTTCCTCCTGCTTGGATACTGCTTCGGCAATTTTCTCGCGAGTCTTCCTTGCCTTCCAGTACTCCTGCTGGACTTCCTCCATTTGTTCCTTTAGTTCGTTAGCCTTGTAGTTATCACCGTCTTTCTTGGCGGCTTTAGCCTCTTCCTGCAATTCCTTGTATTGCTCGGCCATTTGATTTTCTTGAAATTGAGACTGTGCTTGTAGGAGCTTAGCGGTTTCAGTAACTTGCTTCATCTCCTCGTCGCGCTTAGACTCAAACTCTTTACGTTCGTTGGCCAGTTCTCGACCTTTCTTCGACAAATGCTGACTGGTCTGATAACCTTTGACAAGTTCTCCAAGGTCAACCTCGGATTCATCACCATCGATTTTTACTGGAACTTTGAATTCCCAGTCGATCTCTTCACCGGATTCGTCGTCGTCATCTTCGGTAGAATCTTCTTCATCTCCGATGTCGTCGTCTTCACCAGCGGTATCATCACCATCGGCTTCATCTTCTTCGTCACCTGACTCATCATCGACGAGGTCGTTATCGTCTTCTGCGTCGTCAGCGTCATCGTCTTGCTCTACGCGGGTAGATTCTTCTTGATAGTTCAGAATTGAGGAACTACCAAGGAAATCATCCAGAGCGCCATCGATGTCCGAAAGCGAACCATTGTCATCCGAGCCTTGCATAAGGTCTGCGGGTAGAGAGGTATCTGCTTGTGCCATAATTTATCTTCTCCTTAGCCTACTTGTTCGCCGGAGATTTCGTTAACCTCCACTTTATTAGCGCGAGGCTTCCGTGTAACTTTTTCTGCTTCTTGATACTCTGCCAGTGCTGACCGAAGTACTTCTAGGTCTGCGGCAAGGGCTGAAGCGTTTCCTTTCATAGCTTGTGCGTTAGTCAGATTTTTAGACGCATTCAGGATTACTGTTGCAAGTACCTTTTCAGTGTTAGCAACAGCGACTTCCAGAGTGCGAAGTGTGACTCCACGAGCTTCAAGTGCGGATTTAAGACTCATCATCGTCCTCATTATCATTTTCCATTAGGAATGGGGCGTTCCTAGCATACATTTGGTACTCTAGTAGCTTCCCCTTTACTGCGCCTAATGCAAGTACGTTCTGGTACAGACTCTCACGGAATTCTGTCTCATGCAATTGAGTCTGGCACCACCTCATAAATAGGTCGAGCATGATTTCGGCATAAGCTTCATCGAAGAATGCCTCTCGTTCACGACCAGCTACTTCTCCGCGATGTGCGAAGATGTTCTGTAGGTGAGGTTTGCGTTCTTCCATTTCCCCTTCTTTGAGTACATGGAAGAAACGCTCCCTCATTTGTTGTTTGGTGTCCTCTTTATTCATAGATTACATCATACCTTGTTGTTCAACACGCTCATCAGACTCAGCATTCTGAACTTCTTCCTCGACCTGTTTCTTAGACAGCTCATTTAGACGCCCTTGGATACCTGATAGGTTCGATGGGCCGTAGGAAGCGATGAGAGAGTATGCAGCTTGGACAAGTTCTTCAATTCTTGGCTTCTCGGGACGTGAAGTACCTTCTTTGTCAGCCTTAAGAGCGAGTTCAGCCCACTTTTGGTAGTGAGTGTCCATCGTAACAGCCAATTGCTTGGCATTATCCTGCATTGCGTTGTCTGCTTGGGTTGCCAGCAGTCGTGCATTGGCCTCTTTGGCCAGTACATCATAGGAAGCCTTCAATTCTTCGATCTCTAGCTTCTTATTTTCCGCTGCCATCATCTTTTCACGTGCGGCTTGGGCCTTTTCGATGAATTCTGGATCATTGTAGTCTTCGATGAAGTCCATTGGGTCCAAATCGAGTGCTTGGATGGCCATCGAAGCCAGTTTTGCATCGGCGGTTTCCTTAATTACAACCTGACGACCGCTTTCGGCTAGCCTCTGCATGATCCCGGCAACCATTTCGTACTTCATACGTAGGTTGTCGTTAGAGTTTTCACCTAGATTAGCATCAACATTGAAGTGAATCTTGTCTGGAAGCTCTTCTATATTAACTTCCCGATAGATCCCTTCCCGATCAAGGTATCCACGATTGCCTTTTGCATGTTCTTTGAGGCAATAGTAGACCCCTTTGACGAAACGCTTGATACCTGTGTGCACAAATCGACGTGCAACGTGCTGAATTCGTGTCTGAGCAGCACTCTGGACACGAGAAAGCTTAGCTTCCGAGTTACCGGAGACGTAAAGCTCATCATTTAGGCCCTGAGCAGCCTTCGAAAGGCCGTTAGCTTGCTCTTTGTTGACCTGCATTTGTTGTAGTAGGGGTACTGTACCCGGTGCAATGTTCTCTGGCTGCATCATTTGAACAGCATTTGCAGGATTACCAACAGTCGGAATGACAGATTTTGGCTTCATATTTTGAAGAGCAGCAAAATCAACGATATTGGGGTCTGCAAGACGCGGACTGAAGTTAGTCAGATACACATTTTCGACGAAACCCCGAAGGATCGCGGTCGAAGTCAGTGTGGAACTACGGGTAATATCTGCCATGGAGAGTCCGTAGAACTCGTATGGAATCTCAATGGGGCAGAGGGCGGCTAGGTAAGCCTGTTTACAGTACTCATCTTGGATGATGAAGTTACCTGAATAGATTACGTGGCGCATTTCAGCGATGCCATCGCCATCCCGGTCGGCGTATATCCAACATTCGGTTACTAGGAACGTATGATTCTCATCCAGACCCGATAGTTTCTTTTCGAGTGCGGTGTTATACGTTTCACCGGTAACATCCTTACGGGCTGCTCTCTCGTACCTGAACCGATAGTTATACTGGTCGTCTAGTTCATCCCACTTATCGAAGTCATCAGGGAATACCTCTGGGAATCTTTTACGGAGGTCAGATTTGGTGACATCGTCTTCATCGATACCCATGTAGGTAAAGTCATCCAGTGAAGTAGCATTTCTATCAATGGAGAAGTTTTCATGAGGTACAACCTCAAACGTTACACGAGACATATCGTGTTTACGCTTGATATTAACATCACGATATACTATACGATTCTCCATCTGGCCGGGTGAGACTTCGATGATAGTTTCTTCCGGGTATAGATCACCGATGATTTCTACTTGGTCATCACCGAGAAGCTCGTCTAGTTTAGCTTCATCGATTTCTTCGTATTCTTCGTAATCATAGTGGTAATCCTCACACCAATCCCAACGGATAATAGAGTTCTTCCATAGGATTCCTGCCTTGGCCCAAGTGTTAAGTTTTAGCCAACCATCATTCATGATGAAGATTTCGTGGTTGGTGATATCTTCGGCCTGCTTGGTCAGGTGTACTGCTTTGGGTTCATTCGAAATCGGTGTGAACTTTGCGAGTTTGTTGTTGTCAAATAGTAGTTCTGATAGGATCGCAGTGTAACCATCTACTACCTCAGTAGTGGATGAGTCTACAATTGTAGATACACCCTGAGGACGTAGGTGGCCCATAGCAACACCAGCGTATTCATATGTGGCTTGGTTACGCACATCCTCAAGGGAAGACGAGCCAAGCTGATACTCAGTCACGTTGGCTCGAAGACTGTTAATCTCTCTCAGAAACTCTTCGTCAGAGAGTTTGTCGGCCATACTTCCTCCTTAGCGTCCAAGCAGACCTTTGCTGTTAGGGTCATTTGGTTGACCGAACAAAATAACAAAGGGATTATACGGAGCGAGTTCCTTCGGACCTTCTACTGGTGCAGCGGGTGTTGCCGCAGCAGCCTCCATAAGTGATTTCTGTTGAGCGAGTTCTTGGGCTTCACGTAGCCGACGAAGTCGCTCCTGTTCTAGAGATTCATCGGCACCCATCATGCCGGTAACGGCACCGTTGGGGTCAACCAGTTGGTTGCCCATACTTGTTAGCCAATTTCCTACTTTTCCGTTATCCATATCTTAGAGCCTCTTCAAATTTCTTAGCGTAGCCAGCGATTAGGTCATGTTTGTCCATACCGTTTACAACTCGGCGGGCATTGTTATAGTCATCACCTAGATAGTCGCTTAGCTTCTTGCCGGTGAAGAGTCCTTCTTTCATACCGACAACAGTGATGTAAGCATTGATGTCATCCCGTTGCGTGATTAGCTCGGGCTTGTTAACCAGATCGATTTCTTTTCCGGTAATAGCAGATAGTCGAGCGGTGAATTGCCCGTAGTTACCTAGCCAAGTTAGCTGTACCCAACCACGACCGTAGTATGCGTCGCGCTTACCACCCCATACTTGGATAAGGCGTCCGTATGAACGTCCATTACCCTTACCGATCTCTTCCTTGAAGCGGAATCGCCCGGATTCGTGGTATGCGGTAGCCAGTACGTAGGCGATCTGCTTGATGTCGGTTACACCGACCTCTAGACATTTATCTACCAGCATGATCAGCGGATTGGCCTGCCAGTCTGGAAGCGATCCGTAGAATAGGTTTTTGATTAGGTATTCTCTACCTTCATTTCCGAAATGTTTCATCGTGATCCTCTATTGGGTTATGTGAGGGGGAAGAATTCATACTGTCGCCCCCTCGTCGACCGAGGACATGTATGAATCTATTAGAACCAAGCAGTGTCGTCTGATACGGCATGGGATATGTGTTGAAATCCTACACGAGTTGCAGTTAGACGGTGCTGGTGTGTTCGATATCCCTCAAGGCAAATTGCAAGACTCATTACCTGATCATCATATGATCCCGGCATTGCTTCCATCTTACCAGATTCAGTCATAATGTACGACTTGAGTTCGTCGATTACTTCCGCATCATATAGTCTGATGTCTCGTTCCTTGATGGCATTCTTTAGGTTACTGATGATCGCAGGTTTAGTTGATACCGTGGTTTTGAAACCCGGCCGTTCACCTTCTTCATCATCTAGCTTTGCTAGGTTTGTCTGGTAGTACAGATTAGGATACTTCATCTGCTTCAATTTAGCCAATGTAGCAACACCAATACTGTTGGATTCAACAACCAATAGTGCATGGTTGTACATCCTCCCTAGATAGTATAGCAGTTCACCGAATCTGGTAGGATCTATCCTATCAGATACAAAAGTCGCGACAACTTCCCTTTCAGAGTCCATTATGGTAGCAGAGGATCGGTCTTGTCCGATGCCGAGTGCAACGTCTGCACCGATGACGAACTTCTCATCATGTCGATGCTCACGGAACACCTTTAGTTCGCCCTGTGGATGCGGATCGAAGTAGGTTGATCCTTCGAATAGCCTACGCCTAATAATTGGTGCTTTTACTTCCATCGCGTTCAATGTGGGTACATCGAAGACGTTAGAGCCAGTGCTTACGAAGGCTTCTTCGGCTGTAGCCGGGTATTCCTGCTGGAACTTAATCGGGCCGGATTCACCGATCTTCATTCGCCGCCAGTACATCTGGTCGCGGTCTAGTCCGTAAGTGTCTGCGTACTGTTGTTCGTCCTCGTCCATCTCCCACCCGTCTGGTGCGGGCAGTCGGTATTCGCTCGTTACGAACCATGGAATGAAGATAGGTACGTATTCGTTACGACCGGCTTCGGCTGTCTTCCAAAGTCGGTAGAATTCCCCGGAGATACCGTTAGCTGTACTCTCTAGGATCACCTCTGTGCCGGGGGCGTTCGGGATACCCTGAAAGAGACCTGCAAGAATCTTCTCGTCGAATTGCCAGAAGGCTACCTCAGAAAGGTGAGCCACAGTCGGAGTGGTTCCCCGCCCAGCCTCTGGAGAACCAGCGGTATAAAGGCGGTAACCGCGCTTTTCTTCATATTCTTCACCTGTCTCATCCTTCTTTCTTGTGACAAAGAGCATTTCCTTTGCGTTCGTCTTGGAGATTTCTGGTCGGAATATGGGATTCATGTTCGCATGGACATCCTTCGACATCGTAAAGAGTGCCTCGGAAGTCGCTGAGTCATGGGCCATTACGACAGATCGGGAGAGCGGCATGTACTTAGTTTTCCAGAATACGCGCCCTGTGCAATAGGTGGATATA